CTTGCGGCTGGGGGTCTGGCGATTGGTGCCACTGTGCCCGCGGACTAGTACAAACCCACCACGTTACAGTGTGTTACAAACCGGGGGGTAACCTCCGGTTTTCTGGCGTGCCAGGCGGGGCCCAGGGAACCTACTGACATATCCGCAATTCCCTCTCCTGTATCACACCGGGGGCAGGGTTGCGATTCCTGTAATACCCTAGAAAGTACCCCCAAAAATACAAATGCCCGATTCTGCTGGTGCGCTAACCCTCAGATACGCCCAAGGCGAGGTTTTCTCCAGCCGCAAACGCTTCAGAGTGTTGGTCGCAGGCCGCCGCTTTGGAAAAAGCTACCTCTCGTGTATCGAATTATTGCGTGGGGCGATCGAGAGGCCGGGCGAAACGTTCTTCTACGCCGCCCCTACATACCGGATGGCGAAGGACATCGCCTGGAAAGTCCTGAAAAAACTCGTCCCCAAGGCCTGGATCAAGAGCAAAAACGAAACTGACCTCAAAATCGAACTCGTCAACGGCTCCACGATCGAACTCAAGGGCACCGAAAACGCCATGGCCCTACGAGGCCGCAGTCTGGCTGGCGTGGTGCTCGACGAGGCCGCCTTCATGGACTCCGAGGTCTGGTTCGAGGTCATCCGTCCCGCCCTCGCCGACAAACAGGGCTGGGCCCTCTTCATCTCCACCCCTGACGGCACCGCCAGCTGGTTCTACGACCTCTGGTGCTACTGCGAACAGGACGACCCCGACTGGCAACGCTGGCAATTCACCACCATCCAAGGCGACAACGTCCCCGCCGCCGAAATCGAAGCCGCCCGCGCCCAACTCGACGCCCGCACCTTCCGGCAAGAGTTCGAGGCCAGCTTCGAGAACCTCTCCGGCCTCGTCGCCGTCTCCTTCTCCGACGACAACATCGACAAACTGGTACAAGACCTCCCGGTCCTCCCCCTCCTCATCGGCGTCGACTTCAACATCGACCCTATGTCCGCCGTCTGCGCCGTCAAAAAAGGCGACGTTCTCTGGGTCTTCGACGAAATCATCATGACTGGCGGCGCCACCACCTGGGACCTCTGCGAAGAAATCCAGACCCGCTTCGGCGTGGAGCGCCGCACCATTGCCTGCCCCGACCCCACCGGCGGCGCCCGCAAAACCTCCGGCGTTGGCGCCACCGACCACAACATCCTCCGCAAATCCGGCTTCACCGTCTCCAGCCCCCGCTCCCCCTGGAAAATCCGCGACAAAATCACCTGCGTCAACACCGCCCTCCTCGACGCCACTGGAACCCGCCGCCTCTTCATCAACCCCAAGTGCAAGGAACTCATCAAGTCCCTCCGCACCTTGACCTACGCCCCCAACACCGGCCTCCCCAACAAAAACCTCGGCGTGGACCACGCTTTCGACGCCCTCGGCTACCTCTGCCTCCAAACCTTCAACCTCGCCAAACCAGAATCCCTCGGCAAGACCAACTATCGTGTGTGGTAGTTCCCCGTATAGCGGAATGGCAGCAAAAAAACCATCCAAAGCCCAGAAAAAGGTCTCCAAAGTCATGAGCGAGTACGGCAAAGGCGAACTCCACTCGGGCAGCAAGAAAGGCCCCGTGGTGAAATCCCGCAAACAAGCCATCGCCATCGCTATGTCCGAGGCCGGCATGAAGAAAAAACCCACCAAAAAAGGCAAAAAGTAATGGCTAAACCCGGCCTCTACGCCAACATCAATGCCAAGCGCAAGCGTATCGCTGCCGGCAGCGGCGAAAAAATGCGCAAACCTGGCTCCAAAGGCGCCCCCACCGCCGCCGCCTTCAAGGCATCGGCCAAAACCGCCAAAAAACCCAAGAAATAGCCTCGTTGTCACGGCTGGCACGGCAACGTCTAGCGTACACGCATCAATGAACTGGGAGGAAATCAGCCGCTAATGCGAATCCAAACCATCAACGGCGGCTGCGTCCAGATTGACATCGACGCAGAAGACGGCCTGACCCACGCCACCTTCGTCTTCAAAACCCCCTCCCTCCCCGAAACCATCGGCGGCTTCGTGACCATGCTCACCCGCGGCATCGAAGTGCTGGTGCCCATCCCCGACCCCGACGACGAGGAGCCCGAAGAAGATGATTGAGTATCGCGGCGAACGCTTCGAGGGCTACAACAAGCCCAAACGCACCCCCAACCACCCCAAAAAATCCCACGTCGTCCTTGCCAAAGAGGGCGACACAGTCAAACTCATCCGCTTCGGCCAACAAGGAGTCTCTGGATCTCCCGCCAAAAAAGGTGAATCGGACGCGGATAAAGCCCGCCGCGCATCTTTCCAAGCCCGCCACGCCGCCAACATCTCCAAAGGCAAAATGTCCGCCGCCTACTGGGCAAACCGTGTCAAGTGGTAAGCGGTGCCAAAATAGAAGCAAAGTAGGAGTCAAACCGTGGTCTACAGCGCCCAAATTCCCCCAACTGGCGCTGTAGTCAGCGAATCCCCCTTCGTCCGCAGCCTCGACGTCATCGCCATGATGCCCGACTGGGCCGTCATGGCCGCCGTCACCCGCGGCACCAATTACCTACGCGACCTCAGCGAAACCTACCTCCCCCAAGAACCCCGCGAAGACACCGACGCCTACCAGACCCGCGTCGACCGCTCGGTCCTCAGCCCCTACACCAGTCGCCTCATCGAGACCGCCGCTGGTGCCATCCTCCGCAAACCAATCCACATCGAGGGCGACTCCTACTGGCTCGACCTCGCCCAAAACATCGACGGCCTCGGCTCGAACATCAACGAGTACGCACGCCGCGCATTGGTAAGCAGCCTCACCTACGGCCACAGCGCCATCCTCATTGATTACCCAGCTGCCGCCTCAGTCTTAAACCTTGCCGAAGAACGGGCCCTAGGCCGTCGCCCCTACTTCGTCCACGTCGACGCCCCCCAAATCTGGGGCTGGCGCAAAGAACCAGTCACAAACCGCCTCCTCCAAGTCCGCATCCACGACTACGACGTCCGCCCCCTCAACGAGTTCGGCGAAGAGCAGATCGAACAGATGCGCGTCATCTACCCCGGCCGCTACGACCTCTACACCCTCGGCCAAGAAGTCGTTGAGTTCACCGAATCTGGCGATTACAGCCTCGCCGAAATTCCCCTCGTTCCGATCTATAGCAACCGCCGCGGCCTCCTGATCTCCCAGCCACCCCTGCTGGACATCGCCAACCTCAACATCACCCACTACCAACGCCAAGCCGACCTCATCCACGCCCTCCACATCGCCGCCATGCCCACCCTCGTCCTAGAGGGCTGGGACGACACCACTGGCAGCGCCACCATGGGCGTCAACTACGCCATCGCCATGCAACCCGGCAACAAGGCGTACTACGTCCAAGCCGACGCCACCAGCTTCGACGCCCAGATGGCCGAACTCCAATCCCTGGAGCAACAGATGTCCACCCTGGGCGTCACCAAACTCTTCGGCCAAAAATTCGTCGCCGAGTCCGCCGAGGCCAAGCGCATCGACCAAGCCCAGTCCAACAGCGTCCTCTCGATCATCAGCCAAGAACTCGAAAGCGCCCTCAACCAAGCCTTCGCCTTCGCCGCCCAGTACGTCGGCATGGAACCCCCCGAAATCACGATCGACCGCGACTTCGACTACTACCGCCTCATCGGCCAAGATGTCTCCGTCCTGGCACAACTCAACCAAATGGGCAAAATCAGCGACGCCATGCTGCTGGAAATCCTACGTCGTGGCGAAATTCTGCCCGATAACGTCAACATCGAAGACGAAATGGAAGCCACGAATAAATCCGCCCTCGACATTACAGAATCCTCCGCATCCCAAGAAGAACCATCCTCCCCGGAATCCCCAGACACAACGCTGTAAACTACAAGGTATAACAGCTCCACGCGCCCGCAATGCCCTCCACCTCCTACATCGGCTCGGACGGCTTCGAGCACCAAGTATCCCCGGCTAGTCCGCTACCCGTTACTGATGCCGGCAGCAGCCTGACCGTTGACGGCAAGGCGTACCGCGCCGCCGTCACCATCACCCGCCCTAGCAACACCACTGCCTACACCGCTGGTGACGTGATTGGCGATACGACTGGTTCTGCCATCATCACCCTGCCCAGCATCGGCCCCAGCGGCGGCTACGTGCTGTTCCAAAGCGTGCGGCTGTTGATCGCCAATACCAGCGTCCCCAGTGGCATGACTGGTTTCCGTCTGCACCTGTATACCGCCAGCCCAACGGCCATTGCTGATAACGCCGCCTTTGATTTGGTCAGCGGCGAAGTCGCCAACTACGCGGGCTACATCGACCTACCCACACCACAGGACCTTGGCAGCATTCTGTTCACCCAAGCCGACTACTGCGGCACGGCATTGAAGCTGGCCTCCGCTAGCACCAGCCTGTTTGCTGAACTGGAGACGCGTGGTGCTTATACCCCGTCTAGCGGCACCGCGTATAACCTGCGTGTCATGACACTGGAGGCTGGTCTGTGAGCCTAGCGCTGACATCCCGTCGGGCCGCATTGATGCCCGGCCAATGGGTCCGCAATGAGTTGTGGCGTCGTGCGCGTGC